TTGCCCATAGGAACGCCGAAAATGGGGATTTGATGCTACAAATTATAGCTTATTCCCCTGTCCAGTTTTATAAGGCCACCGCTGGACCAATGAATGTTTATTCTATTTTTCACTCTTTTAGAGAGCAGTACACGAGGATAAACGGCCTTTTTAGACTCCAGGTCGTGGGCTTCAATCAATGCCGAACCAAACACGGTGTCTTCGTCCATAAAAAGATTGCCGTCAGCCCAGCCGCCACGCAAGAACCAGCCTTTCAAAGCACAGTTCAATTGGACAAACAACACATGGTTTATGATTGATCCGAACTCCTCCTCCCCCAGCCCATCCCGTCGTTCTTCGCCCGAATACAAACCAAAGCCAAACACCACGTTATCTGTAAATAATTTGACTCTCCACGGATGGGAATATGTCTGGTCACCAATGGCATAGTGCAAGCGAGTAGCACTTTTGAAAATGGGGGCCACATCCTTGAAAAACTTATCGAACAGGAGATGTTCTTGATGCTTGCTGACAGCATCACATATCTCTCGCTTGAAACCGAGTATGTCCAAAAAAATACAGTATGAAGGGAAAAGGCGAGGATTATTGCCTTCATCGAAATAGATCAATTTTGTCATGGGCTGTTCAATGTTATAGATTCAGATGATGGTCAAGAAGTGCAATGGGATAGTCGCGGTCTGCTACGGAATCAATGGGGTAGAAGATACTGCGTTGATCCTGCCCCGATTGCACGGCAAGCACTTTTTACCGTCTTCTTTTACTCTCCGAATCAGGTTGTTCCCCTCCGCCCGAAGGAAATCCAATCATTAGTGACTTGGTTACTGTTTTATTGGATGGAACGCCGAAACTGCGCATAGTAATATAGTATAGTGAACAGGCCAATCGTGCCGTCTGGTTTTGTTCAACTGACCGCTGGCGGAGAGTTGGAATCATTGCTTGGTTGGTGATGATTTGGGAATAATTCAATCTCCGAGACAGTGGTGCAATCCATTCGTAATCTATTCATATATTTTGCGTTGGCAGTATCGATATATTTGTCGGCCATTTATCAGTATATTTCGCTGATAAAATACTCTTGAAAAATATATTTTCAATAAATATATTTACTTGGTCGAATAAATACGATATATTTCCACGTTGCCAGAGTATTTTTATATTTATTACAATTTATTGATCATTTATCGAATAGTTTATTGTCATAAATATATTTTTGTGGTAAATATATTCAGGATTTTCCTGTTCTGGTGTAACTGGGCGTGATGATTTTGGGAAAAGGTGTAGAACTGTAAAAACTATGCCGAGTCTCTTGGAGGAACAAGGCATAACAAATGGGTGGAATTCGGTAGCGGATTTAGTAAAATCAGAGAAATCACTGAGGAAAAATTACGCTATCAGGATTCCTGCAATGACCAAGATCGAGATCGAATACTTTATCACGTATGCTCCGAGTTGGTGGTCGGGCTATCCGTTGTGCCGCTGTTCTATTGGTCACTTGACAGACAAGGAGTTGGATTATTTCATGGAGAATAGTAATGTCCTTACATATCCCGACCTTGTACTGGAAGGCAAATATCGAATTTCTCTGAATACCGACAAAGAAAAAACTGAACATTTCATGGCGTTAGAACAATTTGAGAAAGATTATGAAAAATTCCGCATAAACCTTGAAGAGCTTTATGCAAATGGAAAATGCTTGGGATCATTGGAGCAATGGCCGGATGAACTTAATGCCCTTGGGTACGCTCACGACATGAGGTGTTTGCAGGAATTCGCAGAAGATGTTCGAGTCAAATTTCGACCCAAAGATGTTTCACAACCGGTAGTGAACGACACTACTTCCAAGTCTATCTCCACTCCAGCATCCAAGGAAAAAATCAAGCAGACGAGGAACAAAGGATCGAAATATGAAGTTGCTGTTGCAGAACGTCTCCGTAATATAGTTGAAGGTGTGAAGAAAAGTTGGGTTACGTATGAGGATTTTGAAGGTTTTATCACCATCAATGGTATCGCAACGCATCTCAAAAAAAACCACGAGGATTTCAAAGAGACAAAGATTGAGACCATCGAACAGTATGTAAGCCGTAGTAAAGCGTGGAAGGGACGTAAGGAAACGCTAAAAGAGGCTTATGGGATATTTTTTCGTCCTAAACCACCAAGCCCGAAAGACTTATGATACTGAATCACAGATAATAATTGAACCTCCCGTAATACTTCAGCAGTTTGGAGCTTTTTGGTTTTGCGTTAAATTGGAGAAAATGCCAATTTGCCCAGTTTTTGCAAACCACCCGTTTTTGTCTCTCCCAAACTCGCAATTTGAACAAATTAAGGCAACAAATGGGCGTGCACCAAACGGCTGAATAGTTACAACCTCCCCAATTTGTCTTGCCTTTGGGAATCACATCGCATTTCCTAGACGCTACAGATTGCGTTACTTGCTCCTTTTGGGTTATTTTTGGGGCAGAGAGGCAATGCAATAATGAGTGGCGTAGTACAGCATTTTTTATTTGTACCCTCCTTTTATTTTTTTTGCAAATTCTTTTTTAGCCTGCCAACAGCGGTCTTCTTCGGTCTTCTTTGCCTCTTCTTGAACGTACAAATAGTACAAATAAGCCACCCGAATGTACTAATTTGCGCTGTTCATAACAGGACAGCATTTTTTGTCGGCATTGCTGACAGGGCAGTCCACCACTCCCGGCAGGGCTAACTGGCAAAGTTAGTATAGGTGTGGTCGTTGCAATGAGACCGTCGATGTCGATGGTCTGCGTCCACACAGAACATTTAACCGAAAGGTAATGTTATGTCGAACGAAAGTTCTAACGTGTTTGATACTGATTTTTCAACCCTTAATCAAGAGAAAGGAAATATAACAATGAGTGTAACAGAAAACAACGGTGTTGACAAGCCGCAAGAGGTGGATAATGTCTCGGCTTGGGAAAAATTCCCGATTGAGTGCTTTCCCCCTGTGTTGCAGGATTTTTGCTTGGCAGTTTCCAAATCGACCAACACCGATCCTGCTTATGCCGGCACATTTGTTTTGCCGGTGGTGGCCTCCGCAGTGGGATCGCATATCAAGTTGCAGTTGATGAATGGCTGGAAAGTTCCGGCAATCCTCTGGACTTTGGTGGTTGCAGATTCAGGGAGTGGAAAAACTCATCCTTTGAGATTGGCTGTTGATCCGTTGGAGCAAGAACAGAGAGAATTGGACAAGCTGAATGAAGGTGCGGGAAAGGATGACCCATTGTATTTCTGTCTCATTGGTGATACGACCACGCCAGCCTTGGTTTGCGCTCTTGCGGACAACCTCTATGGAGTCTGTGCTCTCCATAATGAAGCATCGGGATTGTTAGGAAGTTTCGATAAACGCAATAAGGACGAGTCGATTTACAATGACATTTACGATGGGGGGTCCGTTCGAGTGACTCGAAAAACTTCTAAACGGTCCATTGTGGCAAAGCATTCCCACACTTCAATATGTGGAGGAATTCAACCGGAAAGCCTCAAATTGATTTTGAAGCGCAATTCGCAGTTCTTATCCTCCGGGTTTCTTGCGAGATTATTGATGTGTAAGCCGCCGAATATACCGAGACGTTACAGCAACGAATCCATTCCCGAAGAGATTGGGAATGCGTATGGTCGTATGATTAGGACGCTCTTTTCATGGCGAGGGGAAGTAATCCCAACTCCCGATGACCCATTCCTAGTGAAGTTGACACCGGAAGCGGACAAGTTGTTCGGTGAATACTTTAACATGTTGGAGGTTGAACGTGATGCCTTGCCTTCCGGGATATTGAAGGCAATGCGCGCAAAACTGATCGGTTATGCCTTACGAATTGCATTGACGTTACATGTTGCTGATTTTGCCGCCGGTTGTCGGGAAGGAGATTTGCCAACAGAGATTCCCGACCTTGAGGAAGGGATGATGTGGTCGGCGATGGCCCTGACGGAATGGTACAAGCACGAAGCAGAGCGAATCCTCCAAAAGACTTGTCCCGAAATTGAGGTAGATCAAGAGAGTATCGCAATTCTGAAACACGTAGAAAAGCGTGGGCAGACCGATGCTCGTACTGTTTCCCAAAACTTGAGGGCATTCAAAGTCCGTGGTGGAACGGAACGAGCAATGGAGAAATTGTCGGAGATGGTTCAACGTGGATTACTGACCAATGACGTTCAAGAGGCCACAAAGGGGATGTCGGTCAAAGTGTATTCTCTGCCCTGCGCCCACAACGTTCACAACGCCAACACTGTTCCAGACGAAAGCGGCAATGGTGTGGGCGCTGTGGGCGCCGTTGGCATGAATTTCGCCGACCGAACCAACCTCCCTGCTCCGTTAGCGACGTAAGTGAAGGTTGATGCGAAGGTGGTGGGGACAATCTGCTCCCTGTCACCTTTCCGTCACTTTTATCTCTTTCTGTAACCGCCTCTTGAGAGAAATTTGTGCAAAATTTATCTTAACCACCTGCCAAAATTTGGCTGTCGTGTTATAATGTATTTGTATGCTTTGCAAACGCACCACGCACTAAAAAAATTGCCTGTACTGGCTGTTGCGATGAGGCTAAAACCAGTCTGCTATTAACTGTGCCGACTGATAGGAAGCAAAGCACATTACTTATAAGTGTACTATATCATTGGATACTGCACTTATCAAAACCCATCTGATTGTTTTTTTGGATTAAGAGTCCGTCCCACTCAGGCTGTCTGCGTGGAAAGTACGTACTCGCAAGGTATGAAATGTCGATTTAACTGATTGAAAGGCAATAACTAATGAAAAAGTCTAATGATGTATTTAATGACGTGACAACAATTAACAAATTGGAGGATACTGAAATGGCACAAACTGTAACAACTAATGAAAATGAGGTGGTTATGAACTCAAATGAGAGTAACAAAAATGGTACTGCAATGGTACAACCGCAGGAAAACAAGGAGATCAAAGTTGACCTTGAGTTTTACGATCTGTTTCGCACCCAAACAACGGGCGAATACGAGGAATTGAAGCATAGCATTATGAATGATGGCTGTCGAGACCCGTTGGTAGTGTGGAAAGAAACGGGCATTCTCGTTGACGGTCACAATCGTCGTTTGATTTGCGAGGAACTTGGTATCACGCCGCCGATTTATGAAAAGTCATTTGAGAATCGTGAGCAGGTCAAAATGTGGATGCTGTGCAATCAGTTAGGCCGCCGGAATCTGACAGGATTCAATAGAGCCGAAATGGTCTTGAAGGTCAGACCCGGTTTTGCGGCTGAAGCCAAGGAGAACCAACGTGCGGGAGGAGGGGCGGTTCGTCAGAAATCTGATAAACCGCTCACCACATCTGAAAGGTTGGCACTGTTGGCCAGAATGTCACACGATACGTTAAACCGAGTCCAGTATATTTTGGACAATGCTTCCAACGAAGTGAAAGACAAACTACGCATAGGTGAGGCGGGTATTTCTATCAATAGCGTTTACGAAGAACTCAAGGGAAAAAACGTGATTCCAGAACTGGCTCCTGAACCAGTGCTTGAATCGGCACCCAAACCCAAAACTGCAACCGGCAGTAAGGCTTCACGCAATCGTCAGAGCAACAATAAAACGACAGGCACGCCGAAACTGGCAAATAACAAGTCAATTATGGAATTTCATGGGGGATCAAAGGACAATACATCAGTCGAGAGTGTACCGGCTATTGATGCAAGTGCTACAGATTTATCGTCTATTCCAAATGGTGATGATACTCCTTTTACATGGGAGGAAGACGTGAAACCACTGAAAACAGCGGAAGAGCGAATAAGTGACACTATTGTTTTTCTCGATGACTTTTTGAAGTCATTGACCTTGGAAGAGTGTGGCACTTTTTTCGGAACGATAGGTAAGTGGTATAGTAGCAACCGTGAGCGTCATTGTGCCCTTAAAAAACAGATGCAACGGAGGAATAAATAATGTCGCAAAAACAACTGACTAAACTCCAGAAACAGAAACAACTTGAACGTAGCCGCCGGGACTTACGGGTGAGGAAGATAAAAAAACTTCGCCCCCTCTGTGTCAGCCGTGAGTTTATCGACTATGCCTGTCGCAAAGGCTGGAATGATGCAACAACCGATGCGGCGGCGTTGGTTATGCACCGCTGGTTTATGTTGTCACGAAAACATAACAACAATTATGGATGGGTTCCAATGCCTTATCAAGTGTTCAAAGGAATGTTCGGCACGGATTACAAACGGATTCGGAATCATTTGATCGAAATTGGTTTTCTCGAATACAACACACAAAGCAAGTACAAGGTAGGGCGCTATTGTTCCCGTTACCGAATATGTAATGAACTTCGCAATAATCGGATTAGTGCTTCGTATCGACTGAAATCGAAAGAGTTGCAAGAACGCTTTATTGCGAATAAAGAGTATTGGAAAAAGATGTCTGTGGCGGAACGTCAGGAACAAGTGGCTATGAAAATCAAGACGGCATTTTCAGTTACCGATAGTGCAAACACCAAGACCTGTCACAGGTTCGTTGTCAAAGGATACATGACCGAGGAACAATTTGAAACAATCCAGAGGCTGGTGACTAATGCTCATGCGTTGGAATTGAAAATCAATGATGTAACTATTACAGAAATTGCAAATGAACGGTTCGGCAGGAAAGAGGGCAAGGAGATCAACTGTGATTTTGATGCTTTTGTACAGTATTATTTGGAAATGGCAGAGAGAACATTGGAACCAACCGTTACCATCGACCGTTGGAACAGATTTTATGGCCCGATGACGGGTATGGCAAGGGAGTATTGGGATTATGTGTTTTTCAAGCAAGAGCAACTGGTATCCGTGGATGTTAAATGTTCACACTGTAATTGCCTGTTGGCGTTGATCAAGGATATAGCAATCAATTTCTTTGGCAATGAAGGTTCCTATTCGGAACGGTTACTCAAATGTCAATTCTCTCGGCAGATTCAGATGATACCGGGATTGGTTCGACACTTGCAACTGTCCAGTGATATTTATGCCGCCGGAGACTATTTCGAGTATGTCCGTGATATTCCTTGTATCGGCATTGATTACAGAAAATTGATGTATTCATTGTTTTCTAAATTTACCAGATCATACTTGAAAATTGTTAATGCTGTTTGTAAATGTAATAATGTACATATATTATCATATAACAACACTAACAGCATCATCAACTTTACTCAATTTGTCCAATCTAACATATACTGCAACACAGCAGACACTAACCCTATATCAGATGTACACTCATTATCCAATCATATCAATCACTACTCACATACTTCTCTACTATCATCCTTATCAGATATATCATCCTTACCACATCATCCATTTATATCACCATTATCAACCGTAAACCCCTTTCTATATGTTTTCGCTGATTCTGTCGAATTTCGCTTGCAAACTCATACATATAAAGAAGTTATGGAGATTTTATCTGCGTATGGTTTTCGGCTGAAATCGGCTGGTGAATTGAATAAGCCCGTTACTGTCCCGTCAGATGTTCCCCTGTTCCGCAATCTATTTTTTCCTTGTCCGGAGGAAATTGCAGAGTTCGAGAGGTTACTGACTGACGATATTTATAGGCTGTTGATGAAGGCTATCCGCACGGACTTGAATCGCGGCGAGTTCAAGAGCAAGTTTTTCCATTTTCTCTATCGCCCTGCTTTTAATCGTTTCAGCAAAAGGGAGCAAGAGAAGGATGGGGTAATAACAGGTGAGAAAATAGAGGAACCAATACGAAAGGCGTTTGCAACCCTCTTGCCGTCGATTGTATTCTTCTTTGACCTATGCAAGTGCCGTCCGGGTACACTGGATCAGAGGTGGGATTACTATAAATGGATTTCGAGAGCAACCATTGCCATCGAGAGTCAGATAATGCTGGAATGCTGTGCCAATTTATGGAATAAATATCCGAAGATGATTTTTACGACGCTCCATGACTGTATCAAGTGCCTGCCGCAGGATGTTGAAAAAGTAACAGAGGAATTGAAACGAACATTTACAAAATATCACGTTGCCATCAAGACTGAGGTGAAGCAACATAAAGTACAAAGTGATCTCTAGTGTTGGAGATTAGATTTGCCTCCAGACCCTCGGCCTTTTGGGCGATTCGAGAAAGATGCAGTGTATTCCAGAGTTGGAGTTTTTACCCCCAAAGGTAAAAACCTGTAGAATGTTTGTAAGTCCTTATAAATTATAGAGTTGGAATATACGCCCTAAAAGGCGAAAACCACAAGCATTCGCAACCCAAGTATTTTCAACAGGCCAGATTTTTCCCCCTAAAAGGGGAAAAATCATAAATGCCAGAAACTCTACGATTTAATCTTGGCGTGGTTGCACGAAAAGCAAAAAACAGGATTTTCAAAAAAATAAATTTTACCCACGTTCCAAAATCCCCGCGAGATGTTATAATAAATTATCTGTTCAAAAAACTCACGCGACATTTTTCGTGTTGAGTGATTGTGCCGGGGCTAAAGGAAAGCCTGTTGTACTACATATTGGAATTATTTGCTATATCACCCCATAAGAAAGGAGGTAGAAACTAACCTAATTATACTATAGCACAGGGTATTAAATGTGTCAATACCCGTCTGATTATTTTTTCCATTAGGTAGGCGACTGTCCAATGTTGCCCTAAAGTTTGATGTGAAGCAACATCAAGTACAAGCGATTTCAATGGTTGGAATTGCTAATTTTTTAACAAAGTATGTAGGAGATAAGAACTATGTCAAGTAAAAAGAAGTTGGCTGCAAAGGCAGCAGAGGGTGAAAGGTTGGCTACAATGTCAGCAGAGAGTAGAGAGTTGGTTGACAAGGAAGAAATTGCTGAGCGATTCGGAGTAACCGAGCGAACTCTCCAACAATTGCTCAAGAAGATTGGGAAGGGGTTGAAGAAATGTGGGCGGGAAAATATTATGGTGTGGGTCTCAACCCGTGACAAGATTGTGACAGAAATACAATTTGTTGACAAAGAGACTGAAACATGTATATGTTACCGATTACGTAGGGAGCAATGACGATGATGTCAGACAAGAAGTTGTTGACGTACCCTGAAGTAGCCGCAATGTTACGTTGCAGTGAGAAGACGGTGTACAATCGCGTGAAGGCTGGTGAGATTAACCCCTTTCACAATGGACGGCTGGTGCTGTTCAATGAAAAATGTATTGAAGAGTTTTTGAATCGTCATGGTTCCAAGACTCCGAACACGCTGACGGATTTATTGAATCCCGAAGTGAATTGAAGATTGAATCGGCCTTGTCAAATGCCGGTGTCGTTATCCGATACCACTCTTTTATTGACAAAGCCATTCCAACAGGTGAAACCCTGAATCTCCATTGATTGGACTTTCACCGCTGGAAATCTTATTGTCCCCGCTGTGGGATGTACCGAGTAAAAGGTACGTCCCTGTGGGTTTGAAATTTATTGATAGTCTTGAATTCCACGGCTTTTCTGCTATACTACATCTTAGCAATGTTGGTAGTGAGCCGTGAGAAAGGAGATGAATGTATATGGCTTCACTACGCAAGAAAAAGAATGGTATTTGGGAAATCCAATTCCGTGACGAATACCGACGAAAGAAAACGATTACGTTAAGTTCCACCAAGTACAATGAACGTACTGCTCGTTCCCTTCAAAGTGCCGTGACTGTGTTGATCGATAAAAAGATTAACAACGATCCGACACAACATGCTCCGACAAAGAAATGGTTGGAACATGCCGCGCAGGAGATTCGAGAGAAACTGGCGAGGTTTGGTTTGTGTGACTTGCCCTCGAAGCACACGGCTCAAGAGTTATGGGATACGTTCCTTGACAAGAATCGGGACATGTATGAAGAAACAAAGAAAACGTACCTTCATTCCAAGGATAGGTTTTTCTCGTTCTTCAAACTGACCGAGTTGCTTGACGAGTTGACACAAGACCGGATGAAGGAGTGGCGTCGTTTTCTGCTGGAGGATAGGAAATTTGCCTCTGCGACTGTAGCAGGGACAATTTCCAAGGCCAAGGCGGTATTTAATTGGGCTAGAGAGCAACGATGGCTTGCTGTCAGTCCATTGGATGGTGTCGGACGTGGTTCGTTTCGGAATGAAGCAAAAGATCGGTTTATCCTTGAGAGTGAATATCAAAGGCTGATTGCTTGCTGTCCGTGTCAGGACTGGCGAACAATCATTGCTTTGGCTCGAAAAGGTGGTTTACATCCTTGCGAGATTTTGATGCTCCGTTGGGACAAGATTAAAATGGATGGAGACCGATTCCACGTTTATAATCCCAAGACAAAGGCTTGGCGTTTTGTTCCCATCTTTCTGGATGTCAGACTGGAACTGGAAAAGTTGTTGACACTGCCGGAGACCAAGGACAAGGAATTCGTCATTAACCGATACACCAGTCGTGTAGGGGTGAACCTTGTAACCCAGTTCAACCGGATAGCGAGACAGGCAGGTTTGGGACGAGTGCTCCGTCCTTTTGATAACATGAGGGCTTCCCGATCTGTGGAAATCCGCAAGAAATTTGGACCAAAGGCTGAGGCGGAGTGGATCGGTCACAGCACCAAGGTTGCCTTCGAGTATTATTTTATGGTCTTGGAGGACGAATTTGCGGTAGCTGCCGGTAGAAAGACGACTGCTGAGATGGACATTAGCCCGGACGCCTTGTAAAGCTGGTCGACCTTGTGTCAATTTTACTGACTGGTTTTTACTGACTGGTCAGAGGCCAAAACTGATTTTACTGCCCAAATTGCTGACGAAAGGGCAGAAAACGAGCAGAAACGATCAGCAGAGGCAAAAAAATAAAGTGCTGTAACTCCTTGAAATTACAACACTTTACCATTGTTTTCGGGTCATTGCAGGTGTATGCAATATCCCTATCAGTGCGAAGAGAGGACTTGAACCTCACTGGAAAATAAGGAGCATTCGACAATTTTTCACACTTTCCCGCTAATTTTCCCGCTGTCATTTTGTTAAAATGGGCAAAAGGTTCAAATTACACATAGGATTCGAACCTTGGCCAAAATAATCAGCATTCCAGCTGACCGAGATTTTTGAGCCGCTTCGATTTGGCGAGGTCTCCCGGCGTGGTCGCCCAGTCGGGGCGCCCGGGGCAGAGGTCGAATCCGGCGTCGCGGTATGCCTTTGAGATGGACTGCGAACAATGATAGCCGTGGTGGTCGCATTCGAAGCGGAACAACTTTCGTAACCGTTTCGGAATCCGACGAAGAAGAAATGCGGCGACGCCGTGCCAAAGGGAATACGGTTCGCCGAGAACCCGATACATCGCCATGATCGCGTTAAAGCGAACCATCCACTCGGCGGTGTCAGGGCGGAACACGTCAATCGTTTCGGTTGCGTAATTGGTGAGCGGCAGGATTCGACCGCCGATAAATTCCCGCATTTCTGCAACGGTTTTTCCGCTCGTGCCGAGGAACATTGCCACATGGCCGTACTCGGAGCCGGTCGCCCACGCGACGAGGCGGCCCAAAATTCCGGACGGACGAAATAGCAGCACATCGCCGGGTTGCAATTCGGTTGTATTCATTTGATTTGACCTCCACAGCAACTCTTTGTAAGTCGACCGCCGGAGCGCTCCGCGCTTGTCAGTGTCGCTGCCAGCATAGACGTCAACGTCGTATCAGGTGTAAACCCTTTGCACTTCGGACCACAATCGCGCAAACACTTTGTTTTTGAATCACGACAGTCAATTTCGCGTGACCATCCTCCAGAACAGGTTTTACCAGTTTGTTTAGCCTTTTGACAATTCACGTGTCGACCCGTTGTAATTGTGAATCAAAACACATCAAGCCAAGCGTTTCGTCGCAAACGATTGCACCGGTATAGCCGATCTTATCAACAAACGCAGTCGGAACGAGCAAACCGCCGTCCCAAAGTTCGACGCCTTGGCGTGGTAGCAATTTATTGGTAACCACATCGATAGGTCTGTATGCCCCACCCGACCATTCTGCATCGTCCGTTTCGCTGTGAGCAGATTCACCCTTCCAATAAATACGTTGCTCATATTTGTCATCGGACGGGAAACGAATGAAAGCGAAGTCGCCGTTACATTCATAAGAAATATTAGTAACAGTATCGGTTTCAAATGCGAGTGTCGTTTTGAAATAAAGTTTCGCAGTTTCCGATGTCAGGAAAACAGCGCTATTACCGCGACAAAGCACTTGCACCCCGTTGTCATCAACGACGGTCGACTCATAAATCAGCATACGCTTATTTGCGTAGCCTACGATGCAGTAGCTACCCCCGAGCGCACATTCAAATACATCCAAATCGTTGACGTCGAATATACGAGTGACCAAATTTTTCTTCCAATAAATATCAATGCTTTCAATCGGAGCAAAGGCCTCTGCTTTGCATCTCTTAACAGCCAGGAAATCACCGGCGACATAAGCTTCCAAATCAACGAAACTGCCGCCGAAGCCACCTACCAGGTAGCCGCGTAAACAACTCGAGGCAAACTCTTCACCCTCGAAGAATAAGGACGTATTAAATGCGGCATTTGGAAAAGCTATTTTTGCACAACCATAAAATTTCCCCGCCGAGATCACCATGACCGGCACCGAGGTCGCCTTCTCGATTTTGTAACCGTTGGCGAATATCGTAACGCTGGTAAGCTCGTTCGGTTGGGTTGAATACTTTCCGACAATAATACCGGAACCGCGTGCGTTTACCGTAAAAAACATATCTTTAACTTCACTTATGACCGGACTATACGATTCTTCTTTTTCGTCGCTGTCGATAATTTTCCCATCGCAAAATATGGTATATTTTTCTCTGTATTTCTTAACCTCCGTAGTAGTAATCGTAGCCATAAAAGGGAACGAACCGACACTGGTCTCGTAAGTTCTTTTAGTAGTAAAACGTTCCAATATGCCAGCATACTGCTCGCCAAATGCGAAAGATTGACTACAGTATTCTATGTAGCCGTCACTATCCGGCTCACCATCATATATTTTAGTACGTTCCGCGATCTTAAGCCCATCATAGTATATGAAAAAGACAGAGGACAAGGCACCAAGCGCAAAAACATATTGGCCTTCAATATAAATCGGGCCGCCATGTTCAACTGTTGATTGTCCTGATCGTCCGACAAGAACCGCCTTACCTAGGACACCGGAAAAACCGATCACCGAAAGACCGACCACCGCTTGTGATCCGACCATTTGACGAAAAGTCCCCGCCCCATCATATTTCAGGTTTTCATTACGAAAAATCTTGACGATTACGGCTTGATCGCTGGAGGATATTTTTACGGCAAGAACATCATCGTAGACGGAGACGGAGTAACTATTTCCGATCTGAAATGCACTTTGGACGATTCCGCCGTTTTTCCATATTTCACACCACAGGGTATTAACGCCGGCTTCGATAGTTCCAAACACAACGGCAAGTAAGCCATCGCCATAAAACCGTCCGGAGAATTGCCCATAGACGATGTTCGCATATTCTTTTTTAACATCGCCGTCGAAAAGTACCATTCCTTTATTTTCACCGTATTCAAATGCCGCCAACCATCGCTTTTCTTCCTGTGAAAAGCACCACTGGCCATTTGCATCTGCAAGGAGCGAGCTCTTGAAACCACTGTCCGATTTTACTTTGACTTCCGAACCGTAGGCAATTTCTGAAAACAAATAACTATTTAATTCATGGTAACGGGCAATTATTGAGTAATACCCATGTTGATATTCTAATCTCGTCTGACCGGCACCGCGTGAAAGTATTGTATCGGTTCCGGGCGGCAAAATGCCGACCAGTTGGATTTGTGCCGGTCGCTGCATTTCGTATGGATTCGTTTGAAAGATGAAGGAACGGCCGCATTCTTGGATACAGTCTGGAGAGTCTTGACGATGAACTAATTTAGTCCACATTCCCGTAGCCAAAAGCGGACTGACGCAACAGCATGTTCCACCAGGCCATCCCCATTTCGGTACAATTTGTGCTTTCGTCATCTTACTCTTCCTCCTCAATTTCAATCGGGCACGGCCCACCGACGATGACGAGAATCATTCCCTCGTCGGTACGGTGGCGCTTAATGTTGAACGACGAAGCGTTGCCAAGAATTTTCGTATTTTGGGGTAATGTCATGGCGGATGCGGAAAATTCGTGAAGCGTCCCATCGGAGTCTTTCACGTCGAAGGTTGCCGTTTCACCTAATTCCACGTCTTCTTTGATTTTGGCATAATACTCGCCGCGTGTTCCTACTGCGAGGTAATAGAGCTTCTTTTTATTTTCCGTTTCACCTTCACCTTCTTCTTCTTCTTCACCCTCGAACGGACCAATAACCGTTACAGAAGCGCCTTTTACGAGTTTTTCGGAGTCGGCGAGTTCAAGGCAGCCGCAATCGTCGTATTCCGGATTCACGGAGTCGTATTTCTTGCCGAGGATTCTGATTTTCCCCAATCCGTCCGGCGGATCGGCGGTCACGTCGGACGGCTGACTGATCGCTTCCATGACCATTGCGTACTGCGTCGACGTGGAACCACCGCCGCCGAGCATGACAACAGCCCACTTTTCTTCCGATCCCTCTTCGCTCCAAAGGATCGTAGCTCGCCCATTACCTTTTTTCAAAAATTTCGTTTCGCCGACGACGATTTGGCACGTTTCCGATTCGCCCTCGTCCTCGTCACCGTCCTTGATTTTTGCAACGGTAACGCCGATGGCGCAGGCGCGGACAATGGAATCTTTTGTCGCCGGTTCCTGAATGACGACGTACTTTGAATTGTGACTCCCATCGGGCTTCACACCTTTCAAAATAAGATCGTACTTGAACGAATCCAGCGAGTCGTCCGGACCAAATACGGGGCCATCAATGCCGAGAATACCAAACGAATCAATGTCTTCTCCGGAACAATTCTTGACGAGAATATAATGCGACGGGAAATTTTTTGCGGCGCCAAGATTAACGTCTCGACGTAGATTCGACATCGCTGCTGCGGCGTCGACCATTGCATTGTAAGTCGTCGCCGGTATTTTTAGCGGATCGCCCGGTTTGACTTTTTGAAACAAATTAGCCATTTCAATTCCCTATCCAATTCCCAACGACGAGAAATTCATTTCTTCATAAACCTGCTCGACGAAAGCGGCAATCAGTTTTTTGGTTTTTCGTTTGGTCGTAGTATCGTCAGTATCTTCCCACAGATACCAGAGGTACGCCCAGCCCGGTTTGTCAATGGAACCGATACCATCAACTTGGACCGTCGTCTTTTCCGAAACGGCAAATCGGAAAGTCATGGCCACATCGGTGTCGCCTTCTTCGTATTGTCCTGATATGCCAAGAAATCGTACTTCTCCAATATCAAAGCCTCGCCAACCGTTGGCATTGGTCTTTCCACAAGAGGCGCTTAGACTCTTGTATAGCGTCGGAGTAAACGCTTGCGACGAACATTGATGCGTTTCCGAAAATGTTCCTACGACGACATCGATGTCAACGCCTTCAACGCCATCTTTCGTGAAGCCAATTAACCCGTTAAGGTTTGGAGCAGTCTTACCGGGTGGAGCATAACTTCCGAGTGTTTTTATCGCACGGTAACGTTTGGCTTGTGTCGTGGAGATTTCAAATTGCGTCGAACTTTTTTTCCAGAGATTTTGCGGGTCTGGCGGATCGTCGTCATCGTCGTCATCGTCGTCATCGTCGTCGTCGCCTTTGTCGTCGGAGAATCGTATTCGTCCAGTAAATCGGCTTTCAGGTCCGAGGTTTTCCTCTTCAACGGTGATTTCCGTTACATCATCATCGCCGCCATAAGCGGCTTTCAGCGCTTCCAATGCGGCTTTCGCATCGCCGATACCACGAATTTTATAGACTCGTTCGACGGTCGACACCTCTTTCGTTTCCTCTTTCGACTTTTCGCGGGTAAGCGTTGCGCGATCGCCATACGCCGATACAATGCCGTCATTGTGCGGTCCCGGTGTCTTCGTTTCTGGATTTTTGTACGTAACGGTAACGGAACTCCAGCCATCGTTGCCGTCCGTGGCGGAAATATCGTCGATGTGCAATGGCCCCGATATACTTGCGACATATTCCTCCACAGTACTTCGCGCTTCCGGTGCCATCGCCTTGACTCGAAAACATCGTTCGTGCAATTCGGAGTTTCGATTTTTGGAGTTTTTTGCTCCGAAAATTTCCTCAAATCCGTCTTCAATGATATTTTTAACGTTGGCACGTTTGAAACGGATTTCGCCGTAATAGAGTTCGTTCGCTCCCTTTTCCTCTTTCAGATCAATGTTATCGATTTTATAACCTTCGGCGAGCGTGAGGGAGTCGGCGTACTCCCGCATCGCCTCTCTTGCTTCTTCCGGCGATTCTGCTTCAACGAAGTAGGCGCGTGACTCGGTGTCGGCGGTCGGATCGCTGCCGTAAGTGTAACCGATAAGCTCCTTAACTTCTATTTGCTTTGCCATGATTATGCAAATACATTTTGTGACGTTTTATCAAGTTTACGGGAAATATCACGGAGCAGGCTTTCCTGCTTGCCGCTTATGGAACAAATTTCCTTACTTATGGCAAGCGATTCAGGGTCCTTTTTGACATCGATTTCATCGTCTGGAAATGCCATCTCTTCGACTGATCTTTGATCTCGCTTATTTTTCGGATTAGTGTTCTCGACGATTTTTTTTGTCAGATCGATCATTTGCGACTGGCCTCCCGACGCTGACAGCATACCAGCCGCCTTGCCACTGAACGATCCGGAAACGGAAAACGACTTCTTCGATTCCTCTGCCCCCTTTTTGGCATTGTCAATCATTGACTCATAATTTGCCTGGGCTGATTTGACCTTGTTATCCGCATTTGATACCCTTTCTCCTGCTCGTTGCTGCTCTTCATAGCTCCCACCTCTCGCTTTCACTTCGTCAAAGTTTTTAATAGCCGCATCTCTTTCTTTTAACGCCTTCTCAAATGCAATAGTGATAGCATTGACTTCGACGTTATTCATATCTTTTCTTCTTTCTTCGACTTCCACCTTGGCGGCCTCGATTTTTGTTTGATTGCCGCTCTTGTTTGCCGCCGCCAGTTTCAGTAACGCTTCACCGAATTTTGATCGCGAGTAACCAACGGCTCGGTCTTCATCGGTGAACGGTTTTTCAGTACGCTTGTTTGCCGTCGACTCGTAATGAGAAGTGGCACTTTCCATTTTGGACCGAGTTTCATTGACCTTACCGGCAGCCACTGCCATCTTTTCTTTGTCGCCTTCTTGTTTCGCTAATTCAAATTGTTCAACGGCTTCACGGAATTTGTCGGCTGATTGCTGCATTTCGAACGCGGCTTTTTCAATTTCGGCGGTCTCAATTTGAAACTTTGCGTCGTCGACTTTTCTTTCCCACTCTTCAACGTTATCGCCGGTTTGCCTCGCGTTGTACAAACCCTTCAAGTTATCAACCAGTGCGCTTTGTTTCCCGCCAAGATCAAACGAATCATTGTCGACGTTCGAATTGCCGATGATTCTGTCGATACGTTCTTGCTCCACTGCGTCGGCGGTGCGCAGCAGCAATTCATATTCTTCAATTTTCGCCTCGATCTCCTTGGCCGTGTTTTCGTTTTTCGTTCCGGCAAGATTTTTTTTCTCGGTTTTCAAAAGTGTTTCAAGAAGTTCCTTGTACGTTTTGTTCAATTCCCTAACGTCGGCGATTTCATTTTCAATCTGCGCCCGGCGCTCGCGTTCAATGGTCCGGCGGATGTCGGCAAGTTTCTTTTCGGATTGCTCGATCTCTCTTTGTGATTCTTTACTCCGATCAATACTTTCAAGCATCAAATCTTCCGGCCCCTTTTTCGTTATTGACTGTAAATTTCCTTTCCTAACTTCATTCATCTGATCCTTTAGTGATTGAATTTCTTTTTTGGCTTCCGGAATCTGCGGAGACAGTTCCTTAATTTGTTTCTCTACTTTTGATGAAATTATGCTCGCGGATAACAACGATTCGACGGTTGAATAGCTGTCTTTCAGTATCTTTTCGCATTCGTCGCGTTGTGCCTCCAATTTCGCCAATTCCTGACTTCTTTCACTAAACGACGCCTCCTTTTCCATTAAATTTTTTTGCAGAGCGTCGGCCATTTGGTTTCCGGCGGCCTTGTTGAATCGCTCTTGAGATTCAGCAGCAAAGGTGATTGTTCTTGCAGCTTTGTTTACAACAATACCGAGGTCCCCGTACTTGTTAGTCAAACTGTCGACAGATTGACTACCAAGATCAAAATCTTTATCGTTCATTTCTTTTCCTTGAAACTGTTGCAAAACTTCAAACTTTCTAATATCCGTTTGCACCGAAGTCGATTTGATTTCGACTTTCTTTCCCGACGACTTTACACGTGATTCAATTTCGTCCCAAAATTGCCGTATATCGTCCGTCCAATCCTTTGTCTTGTCTTTTACTTGTGTCAACCAATAAGTAATGGCCATCAAAGCGGCTGTGCCTGCGATGGCCCACCCCCAACCAGGAATAGCGCCAATCGCCGCGCCGAGATACCCCATCACGGTCGTTGCTTTCGTGCCGGAAGCTGCGGCGGCTTCCGCAGTTTTCGAGAAGGCCGCAAACCCACTCGAAACATTTTGCGCATCCATAGCGCGTTGCGCCGTGTTGATTTTTGTTGTTACGGCAAGTTGGGCGTTTTCAAGCGAAAGACGTTTCTGTTTAGCCGCTGCCAGTAGTGGTTCTTTAGCAGCAAGTTCTTGGGTAAGAATAATTTCTTGCCCACGCATTTTTACCATTTCCTTTTGTAATTGCAATGCGTTTTTGTGCGCGGCCACTGCCGGAAAAACGTCGCCGCCCAATCCGGGCAAGATACTCTTTTTGTTCACCTCCGCAATTGCTTGGATTTTCGCTTGAGCTATATCTTGCAACTTCGCTTTAGCAGCGGATGTACTCGCACTCAGATTCGCAATATCTTTGTCAACATTTTTAATGGCCGATGCTATCGAAGATTGTGCGGTTTTTGCCTTGTCAAGAATCGCCTGCATTCTTTTAGCCGCCGTATTCTTTGTTACGGCGGCAGTGTTCGCATTGATCGCTACCGTTTCCGCTGTCGTGCTGCTCGTTGTGTTCGTCGTTGCTGTAGCAAAAAGATTCATTATCGTCGAACAAGTATTTGACACTGCGGCAATGACTTTCATTCCGGCGCAAACAGTCAATAGGCCAGATGCAAGTCCGGCGAACATTGCAATAGCAGTACCTCCCACCTGTATCAGGCGAGGATGAGCAGAAATAAAATTCGATAATTCCCGCGTTGCCGACGTCAAACTTTGCAGAAAACCACGAGTAATATCATTGAGTGCATCGCCGACAGCAATTTGGACGCCTTCGACTGCCGACATGAGGGCGATCCAGTCGCCCTTCATATTGTCGGACATCGTTTTGGCTGCTTGCGAACACGTTCCTTCCGCCTCAATCATTTTGATCCGAAAATCCGTAATCGCGTCTCCAGCATTAGCAAGGGTAATCGCGGCGGTTCCTGCCCTTGCTTCGAAAATATCAAAGAACACCCCCATCGCTTCCGTTTGCCCCATCTCAGCGGTTGCGTCCTTGAGGTCTTGCAAGATCGACAAGAGCGGTCGCATTTTGCCTGACTGGTCCGAAACATCAATATCAAAACTTTCCTTGAGCTTTTTTTGAATCCCCGTGTCGGCGAGCTTGGTTAGCATCATGCGAATTCCTGTACCCGCCATATCTCCTTTCATACCGCTGTTGGCGAGAATCGCCATTGCTGCAGCGCATTCTTCCAACGATTGACCGGCGGCGGCGGCGGCAGGCGCGACGTACTTGAACGCCTGCCCCATTTCCATAACGTTCGTATTCGACGAATTCGCAGCCTTTGCAAGAACATCATTGACTCGCGACAAGTCCTCGGCGGCGATCCGGAACGGCGTCGAAATATTTGTTGCAATATCGGCGGCAGTGCCAAGGTCCATGTTCCCAGCCAAGGCAAGATCAAGAACCTGTGGGGTTGCCGCTTGAATCTGCTCCGGCCTGAAACCGGCCATGCCGAGAAACTTTTGAGCATCGGCGACCTGTGACGTTGTAAAGAATGTCGTCTTGCCGAGTTCGATGGCCTGCGACCGAAGTTTTCTGATTTCCTCGGTTGTCGCCCGGGTGACGGACTGCACTTTCGACATTTGCGATTCGAAATCGGCGAAAACCTTTAGGGCCGCTCCAAGAGGCACGGCAGTGGCCCCGGCGGTCATTATTCCCTTCATACCGATGGCGCCAACCTTGCGGTTCCAATCAGCCATCGTTGCGGACAGAGAACGCAATCCCGCTTTGACTTTGGCATCGTCAATCGAGATTTCGATGTACGCAGCTCCCGCTTTGATTTTTTCAGACATTGATTAACGACTTTTGCTGACCGGTGACAGTAAACATTTTAGTACGTCAATTCCCTGTGGATTTGGAAGCGGACCTTCGGTTGGGCCTTGATCGTATTCGTCCGGATACGGAGTGCAATCACGTGGATGGAACGGTTCGCCGTTTAGTGTCATATCGAACCCATTCGACAACTTTGACAAGAGGTGCGCCGTGTGGTCCCACGCTTCACGGCGCACCCCATCGGCCATCCAGTGCAGTTCACGTAACGTAAACGGGCCCGGATCAATCTGGACGATTCCGGCTAGTCGGTAGACGGTTCGCCAAACATCTTTGCCAGCGCTATTGCCGTTTCCGCTTTGATTCTCTGAATCAGCTTGTCGGCAAGTTCGTTTTGATCTTCCGCGTTCATTTCCCGAACGGCTTTTTGCCGGAGAAGAATTTGAAACTCCTTTGCCTTTTGAATGGCGACTTTGGCCGCCTCTCTCTCCTCCGGGGACGGGAAAAAATTTTCGATCCCCTGAATCAACGCATTGCGAGCTTCGCCGATAATATTCCCCGACAGAACAATGCCGAATTCCTCATCGGACACGCCAAGCGTGTCGGCATAAGGTTTGCAAACGCAGTACAGCACATCGGAGAGGAAAATCGGATCGGAAATTAACCGTTGCGGCGTCGTCGCGAGGTCAAGAAGGTCGACATCAAGAAGACTCTTGACCCTCTTACACGACGCCACGTTGACGTTGATTTCCCATAGACGATTCTTGTTGTCTTTGAATGATCCCATGATAATTTAAGTAACGGGTAAATTTGAAGGTTGATTGATTGATACTACGGCGTTTCTGACATCGTAACCCATTTTGGTTTGACGGTGCCGTAGGTTGGCTTGACAGTACAACTGACTTTCAGCGCTTCAGTCAGTTTTTCGTCACGTGCGAACTTGAAAACGTCGAACATTCCCCTGAGTCCCCGCGACCCCGCATGTTCAAGCGGACCGGAAAGAAACATCATGTCAAGCGATTCGTTTTTGGCGAGGAAAGTCTCAAGGAGTTTTTCGAAAACAATTATGTCTTCGTTTGCAAGATCGCCTACATCTTCGACATCGAGCCAAATCATATCGAAGTCGATGGACGCCTTTTTCAACGTTGCTTTGACCTGTTCCCAGTCTGAGCCACGCATCGAAACATCCGCTTCACCTTTTTCAAGGTTTAACGTAACGTCTTTGATTACCGTGATTTCCTTCCAGTCCGGTGTTGCCGAAGTTCCGAAATTGATGTACGCACAGGCTTCAAGCCCTAATGGAAGTTTTGCCATGATAAGGTTCCTTTCATGTTGGAGTTATCCCATCACAACGGCACTGCGCCATTTCTCCGGGATGTCTTTGAGATTTGCCATCAATGCAGGTTTGAGAAACGGTCGCGACTTCATCGCGATTCGTTTTTCCATGTATTTCCAAATACACTTATACAAAAGTCGCTTGCCCCAGCGTGTAATCTTATATCCTTCAAGCCAACGACGTCGAGCGATTGTCGATCCGCCTCTTTCCAGTAGTTGCGGGACCGATGCACTCGACATTTTTTTACCGTAGGCATGAGGATTTGAAAAAACGTTTGCCACTCCTTTCGATTCATCGACATCATATTTGATGCTGTCACGAATATAATAATCTTTCCAACCCGGTTGATATGATTTCCACGAGTATGGCGTTGCTCCCGGTTGCGATGCTTTTTGCGAAACATAAACATCTTTAGCCTTGGGAACAATGTCATCGCCCTTTCGGCGTCCACGATAGGCAACGACCCGCTCAAGGGCGGTCGGTCTGGCAAGATGATCGGACATTTTCCCGGCATCTACCAAGTCGGTGCCGCCTTTTTTGCTGGGGAAAAACGCCTTCAAGTCATACGTTTTTTTACGTCCGGACCTTTTTTCAATCGACCGACGAATATATTTCCGAAGAAACGCTGCCGCATGTTCAAGCGAACGATAATTTTTCCGCTTGAAAACTTCGCGGACCTTCTGGTCGTCGACCATCTTTTGTGTAATTTCAATTACAAGCATTTGTATTCACTTTAACCTCGATGGAGACCATTCCAAAGAAACAATTGTTTTCAATAAGTTGCATTCCTACGATAAACGGGGCGTCGTCGCCGTGCAACGGTTGAGAGCAAAAATACTTTTTTCCGTTTGTCGAAAAAACGACTTTGGCAAGGAACACATTGAAAAGCCGTTCGACGATTTCAATACAGGGGTCGATTTCGGCATTTGACTTGGCATTCAGTTTTTTCTGTACGACAATATCGACAATGAAAGTGTTCAATATCAAATCGCCGCGTGTTTCGCGTGTGCCATCACGATCGTCTAAAATGATGGAAAGCAACGGCTTCCCCATCGCCGCAAGTTTTGTGATGCTTTGTTCAGGAATATAAGAACGTTGGCATTCCACTTCCGGAACAATCGTTTTGACGTATGCCAAAATATCCTCGAGCATTGTAACGGTAATACAGCTCATTTCACTATTTGAGTATGAATCCTGATTGTACGCGACAAATGTTCAATACGGCGAAAACAAATTTCTTCACCTTTGTTGTTTCTATTGCTTACTACCTCATATTCTTTTTCTCCGTCAACAATTCTATCGGAGCGTTCCGGCTCGAACGGCAATGACCACGAGAACACGATCCAGTCGCGGCGGTCGGCACTGACCGACACACCGTGGACCGTTTCCCGATTCTTTTTGTTTGGATTCGAAATCGTCGCCCGAATCCAATGTTCGGAACCGTCCGACACCCGACGATAAATCACGTTACGGGAAGTCGTCGCTTCCAATCGTTGTTTTGCGGCCCGTAAAATAAAATCAATCGCGCTCATTGAAAAAACACCACATCGTAACAAGTGACGGCCAAACTTTCGAACTTTGTCAACATATCATTACCGATGACAAATTTGTAAAAAACGTTCTCCAAATCGTCGATACCGACAATTACAGGAACAGAGACACCTTGGTTGCTGTTTTGCCCCCCCACTTGCACTTCTCCAATTACAAATGAGATTTCTAGCATGATTTTACGCTTTAATTGGCCATTAATTAGTTAGTGTTTTATTGATCGCTTTTCTTTTCGTATTCGAGACGAATTTCGCCGACCAACTTGGCCGTGAGAGCTGCGGACACGGGCGGAACATAGTCTTGGCGAACCGTACCGATGGCTTTGATGTCCGGTTCCTCTAACGCAATCACGTCAGCGAGTCGAAAAAACGATTCGGGGGTAATCGGACTGTCGGCAATGCCGACAAGGATAAAGGCGTATTTATCCTGTGCAACAAGAACGGGATCGCCCGCCTTTTCCGGATTCTCAAAATGACCGTAAGTGAACGGTCGATTCGTTTTCTCGGCGATGGCCTTTGCCTGCATCA